CGGTTTCGGAGCGTCGGTGAACCCGACGCCCCGACCATTTTTTCCAAAAATTGAGGCCTCTACGTTGAATCGAGCAAGGGTAAGACCCATTGAGATTTACAGAATTCAACACAGCGCCCAGTTTTGCAGCGGCAAAGCGAGCCGAACGCCGGCGACCTCGAGTCATAAGGTTCATGGGGTGCGTTGCGTCAGTAGACCCTACTTGCGAACCGAACCCAAAACGATCTGAACCATTCGCATGATTTTTCCGATTTCAGATTTAAAGAACTCTTCATCGGTTTTAGCGCGAGCAGCGTCAGCCTGGGAGACAGTCGTTTTAGCCACCATCTGAAGAAGCTCCTGTTTTTTCATCGAGGACAGGAAGCCGGTGGAGTTGATTTGATTGATAAGCGATTGCTGGACCTCCTGGGCAGCGACGAGAAGGCCCTCATTCTGGGCCTTCGTACGGAGAGCCTCCTGCATGTTGCCAGTCGACTGTTTAAGGAAAGTATCCATTTCCACGTTACCAGGACGAAGCTTTTCAGTATCGGTCTGGGCACGGATGTAATCAGCCTGGGCAGAATTGAGAGCGGTCTGCGAATTGACCGCGGCAAGTTGGGCCCCCGCAGCCATGCGAGCAGTAGCAACCTGACGATCATCGACAGGAGAAGGCATGCCGACAGAGGGTGACGCCCCAAAGCCTTTGGTTACAGCGAGCATCGGATTAAGACCGGCCCTCCTAAGGCCGGTAACCTGGGCGTAAGGGGCATGTTTCATGCCTAACAGCCCATAGTACAGTTGAGATTCGGCCAGATCGTTAGCAGAAGCGCCGGCGCCACCGCCACCGAACAAAGACGAAAGAGCCGAGCCAGCTTGAAGAAGCCCACCAAAGTCTGATAACCCGAAACCGGAAGAAGCCTGAGAAGCGGAAGCGACCGCCGGAACGCCTTGCAAGATTGTCCCGAGAGCCATGATCAGAAGTGATCGATGAGGCCGGGAACGCCGAATACGGGCATCGGACGCGCACATTTCATTTTGATGAACGAGTCATAAAGGAAATGAGGTTCCGTCTGAACCGCTATCACGCGATCGACCGGGGGGTTTTCGACGATGAAAGTAGCATCCAGCACCGGAGCAGAGGCAAAGTCTTGAGCGAGATGCCAAGCATCAAGCGACTGGGCAAAATTGGAGCGAAACTCGCCCGTTATGCGGGACGGTTTGTACCGGTATTCCGCATAACGCTCCTGATAGCCGAAAACGATATCGTCTGTCGCGGGAACGCCCGAAGCGAAGATTTCCTTGCGAAGTACGGCTTGTTCGCCAATGTGGGAAAGCGCCGGCCAGTAGTAGTCGAAACGCGTGCGCCGAGACCACATACGGTCAAGACCTTGTTGATAGGTGAGGTCGGCACGCACAGACACGAGACCGATGATAAGACAGTGTTCTGTGAACGACGTGGTAAAGCCGTGGTTACGAAGTAGCGCCGTCCCCATAGCCGCCAGATTGCCTTGCGGGGAGGTTGCATCGGTTCCCGATGTCTGAGGAATTGGAGAAACGTTGACAGGGGACGAACCGCCACCGAGGTATTCAGGACGTTGTAAGCGTGCATCTGGTGAAGTGACGCCAAAGTGCGCCTTGATGATTTCCGTGTAGCGGGTCCCACCTCGAGCATCGCGTTCGAAGATCTTCTGGATCTGGAAAGCCTGACGGAGCGAGTTAATCGTCGCAGCCGTCGCAGCCGAAAGGTCGGCGAAGATACCGGGAAAACCGGGATTGTCGGGATCGACTTGAATACCCCATTGCTGGGAAGCGTTGGAAGGATCAATGCCTGCGTAGGTATTGGCCGCCCACGTTTGAGTTGCCGAAGCGCCGGTCTCCCGAACCGTGGTGTTATTGGCGCCGGCGAAAGTGCCATTCGTGAGCTTGCCAATGCCGAGCACAGGAGCATTGCCGCCGAGCGGGATTTGAACTGCATCGCCTTTCTGGGGCCAAGGAAGTGAGGAGGTGAAGTAGTCATGGCGTTTGCCCCTTCGAAGGAGAACGTAGTCGGCGGGATTGTCCGGGCCGTCGTCGGTGTCCACGACTACGGAGTTTTGCAGGTTTTGATCCCTGAACCACTCATTCCAGATGAGGTTGTAGGCCCGATGCCATAGGGACGAATGAGTAAGGCCTGGGACTTCAGTTGGAAGTCCAAAGTAATCATGCAGGCTGTTTGCGAGATAGCCAGTGCCAGCAGTGGACACCATTTGCGGGACGGTATAGTCCGTCGAGTCACCCGGGTTACGTTGTTCGCCATTGAACTTCTGCCAGTTGTCCCAGACGAGACGAATCGGGACGGAAAAGAAAAACGTGTCCATCTTCATGTTGTCCATGATCGGAAAGATGGGCGTGGCCAGACGGGCGAACGCGGTCAGATTGACGTTGAAGGTATCACCGGGGAGAGCTTCGTCGACGAGAACGGGAACCAAGTACCCGGCGTCGAACGTGGTTTTGTAACCGTGCGAGCGATCGAACGTGGAACGGGGGATTTCAGCCTTTGGGACTTGCGAGAAGGTGTGGGACATCACGGAGGGATTGCGATGCATGGTTACTCCTCTTTAAGTTGATAGGCAGCAGCAGTGCCGAGGTTTTGAGCGTGATCGTGCTGAGTCATGATGCCCGTTTCGAGATCGATCGAGCCGAGCTCGAAGAGAGTGAAGTCAGAAGGGAAAGACGACACGTAGGACTGGGGATCGCGCGAGAGGTGCGCGAACGACCTGATCGCCAAACCTTGATTGATGGCGAAATACGGGGTCATGAAGGAAGCAGCTTTGCTGTCGAATACAGCGAAAATCTTGTGGATCATAGTTTCCTCGATAGAGTTGTGATTTGCGAGAGCTTGACAACATGCTTGACCGCTAGTCTTTCCGGAGTGTGATCCGCCTTATGTTCCGCAGCGGAACGGATACGGGCGTATTTGATGGACTTGGCTTGTTTCGCGTTCTCCTTCTCAAAAAGCTTGAAATAGTACCGGGGCGGGGTGACTTGCTTGCCATGCAAGATGCATTCATCGCGGGGGAAAACATCGGCGCCGAATTGTTCGAACCATCGGGCGCCGATACCTGGTCGCGTGGACATGGTGATGTACTCAGGAAGGCGAGAAACGATTTCGCCTGTTTCCAGATTGATGCCTTCGTAATGAGCTTGAGCAGGATCACCGGAGACCTTTTTCAGAAGATATCGAGCTGTATAGGCCGCTGTTTCCGCGGTGAAGTTACCAATGAGACATTGACCACGGCCCCAGATGCGTTCAAGAGTTTCACTTTTCCAGAGCGTGTGGCCCTGGCTATTGCGCGTGTGGAATTTACGATCCTCTTGAAAGTCGATGCCAAAGAGGCAGGCGTGATAGTGGGGCCGGTAGAGACCGCCGTCTTTGAGGCCTGTAACCGGGTTTGTTTCGCCATACTCACCGCAATGAAAGTAGCGGATGCCGCCACCGTAGTGCTTGCGCAGCCTTTTGAGGAACCCTTGAAAATGGGATTTGACGAGCGTACCCCCAGAGGGGATTTGCTTATCATCATAGGTAAGGGTGACGAAGCAGCTGGAGTCATGGAACTTTGACTCATGGTAGAGCCGAAGCGCCCATTGTTTCGAGCGTTCGAGCCGGCAACCGATGCATTGACCGCAGGGAACGGTAACGGGCAGGTCGCGGTATCCCGATTTTTCACTGAACGTTAGCTTTCGCTTACCAGTTTTTGTGGTCAGCTGCGACTTGAACCCGTGAAGCGGGAAATAGCATGGCATGTCATAACCGAATGCCGCCACGCATCGGGGAACCCCGAAGATTCTTGTTGTGGGTACGGGAAGCCGTCCGGCTGAACAGACGCTTGGAGGAACCTTTGTTCATTTTGTAGCGTTTCATGGCTGTGCTCCTGTGTGGTGTCAGTGGGAACAGATGATATCAAGTATTGTATCTGTTCCCGGATTAGTCAAGCCTGCGAAGGCTCGACCGGATTTGCGGCGTTTTGAGGGGCTGAAGGTACTGGGGTAGGGTTGAGTATTGCCGCGGTAGCTTCAGGGCTAAGGAGGCCCATTTGAGCCGCTTCCTGACGATTTTTTTCGTCAGAGGTGAAAGCCAGGAGCTTGGCCGGATCGTTATCGAACCGATTGCGGATAGACGAGGGCATTTGCTCGAAGAGAGATTTGGCGCCGGCGACGAGCTCGGCGGCAGCCTGGAAGTCGACGTCGGAGACATCGAGGTATTGCGCTTCGCGCTGGGTAAGATTTTCCGGGAGTACCCCGGTTTTAAGGTAGCGACCCATGATGGTGTTGATGTCGCATTCGTCCTTGAAGGACTGGTGAGTAAGGCCTTGGCCTTCGAAGTGGATTTGTAGACGAGATTTAGGAGAGTAGAGAGATTGAATGGGAGAGTTAAGTGGACGAGATTGAGAAGAGGACATTGATGGTTGACCTTGTAGGATTAGAAGGTTTTAAGAGAATTAGGTAAACAGCATAAGTTGTAATAATTTGATTTTTATAGATTTTTTAAGAAATTTGAATGGACACTTCGACATGATATTTGAATTTCCGCCCTCTGGGCGGTTTCGGAGCGTCGGTGAACCCGACGCCCCGACCATTTTTTCCAAAAATTGAGGCCTCTACGTTGAATCGAGCAAGGGTAAGACCCATTGAGATTTACAGAATTCAACACAGCGCCCAG